CTTGACTATGACGAACTGTGGCGCACTATTTAATCCATGACCAACACTTACGGCAGAGCCTGTACCGGTGTATTTGACAATCGAAAACCCAGCAGACGGATTGGCGCGGACGGTTGATTGGATACTGCCATTATCGTTTGTCGCCGTTGTCGTTCCAGCGTCCCATGCCCAGCCGACGTAGGTTTTACTTGATCCGTTGTGACCTAGCTCACCACCTAAAGTAAAACCATCAGAATTAAACGCTGTAAGTCCAGTCGAATAAGTTGTCTCAGCGTTTGTGCGGTTTGAAAATAATGCTTTAGTAGTCCCTCTTACAGAATCAATTAAATGGTGATCATACGCATTACTCCGAGCCTTCAGCCAAACTAAATCAGGACCCATCGACAATCCTGATATAGTCTGTGTGCTGCCATTACCTGTGTAAGTTACAACATCCATCGCCGTCGAACCATCTTCAATCGTTGGGTCCGTCAAACTGGTTGTGCAGAGTGACTTGTAACCTGTTGGAACAGAAGAAATCGCAAATGGACGTTGGCCGAAGTTTACAATGCCTGTAGGTGCAGTACCGAAAGACCCGACAAAAAATGAATAAGTACCAGAGATGCCAGTAAAAGCTGTTCCTTGACTTACCCCGTTTTTGTAAAACGTCAGCGTTCCATTGTCAGCATCAAACGCCGTGCCAATAACATCACCGTGCGCCAAAGTAGCTCCGTAACTTGCACTACTTCCGCCGTCAGTATATTTATTTCCAGTACCAACGTAAATATAAGAGTCGTTATAGTTGCGAGAACCTGGCTTGCGAATACCTGCAAGCTGTCCTGTTCCTGAAGCAGAATAAACGACCTCAAAATAAAACTTGCCAGACGACATGGCTATGGTCGATTCCAACAAGCAGCCATCATTACCAGAAGTTGTAAATTCTAAATTCCCATTTGTAAGAGAATTATTGCTAGTGTGCTTATTAAGCGGATTCAACGTCGCATAGTTGCCACCATTATTAGGACTTGCTTCGTAGTTCGTCGGTGTGTCGATTAGGCTGTCATTACCAGAACCTGCTGCAACGCTCAGGTTGTTGACGGTCCATGTATTGGTATTTCCGCTACTATCTGTACCGAGAGCAGATGCACTGCTATTGTCGTCAAATTTTAATAAA